CAGGAGTAAAAGTACCAGTACCGCCTGTGATAAACAAGTACATGCCAACTTGTAATCCGGCAACGGTACCGGTTGACAATGTAACTTCCCACTGATCATCTACAGCATTATAAGCACTGGTTGCTGCCAATGCATTTGATATATAGGTTCTAGTAATACCGTCGAATGTGCTGTCTCTATAAAAGAAGAGATTGGCCCATTTACTAGTACTAACACCCGGTGCTGGTCTAATAATACTACGTCTAAACTCGTCACCTTTAATAGACACGTTTGCCGGAACTCTAATAGGCAGTTGCTCGTAGTAGATACCGCTTTCGACACGCACTGTGATTTGAGTTTCTGGAACTAACTGTCCAAACTCTAGTTGCTCGCCTGGTAAGAACTCTAAAAACGTACCGTTACCTGATTCGCCGTGTTGTGTAATGTTAATAATAACATCAACAAATCTATCCAGCATAGTTAACGCACCGTCTTCGGCTAGTTCGCCGGCGGTGTATTGTGTTAATGTTGATCGTTTACCAAAACGTCCAGGACCGTCTATATCTCCGGCTGCAGGAGCAGTGATAAGATTGTTGTCGATGATCTCAGTTGCTAACTCTCTTAGATACTCCATAGCATCCACTGTAGGAAGCAGTTGATCTGTAGGCAGTACAGAAGTTACACCGTTCCAATATGCGCGGCCGGCTCTAATAGTTTTAGTATTGCCGCCATATTTGATATCAAATGCCACGGCGTCTACAATAAGACCTGCGTCTCTAAAACACTTTGTTTCGTTAAAGACTAAACTGGGATATTTTGCTTTGACAAACTCAACAACTTCAGTTTGAATAAACGTTCTGTTACTTAATAGGTTGTCGTGAGTGTATTTAAAATCTGTTTGAAAATATGTAATGTCTGTAATGTCGTGTAGCAGTTCAACTAAGTATCCGTCTGTTAAACTTGACGGAGGTGTGTAACGAATAACTTTACCGGTTGCTCCGCTTTGTAGACCTTTGATAATACTGCCTTCGCGTAGATCTCTGTTATTGATATCTCTACTTTGATCAACACCGCCACCGTTAGTCCATACATTTAAGTTTCTTCTTGATGCTGTTGAAGTTGTGGCTGTTTCTAAATAGGCAATGTTATTGTTGTTGCCATAGGTCAATACTTGTCTATATGGGCCCGGCTCTTTTAACGATGCATCAATAATCTCTTCTGCTTTGGCACAGGCAGCATTGACTGTGGAATAAGCATAGGCAAATGCACGACCTTCTTTGCCAGGAGGAGTGTTTGTCTGCTCATCATCGCCACTATTGGCGACAAACAAGTTTGCTTGAGACGCAAAGCTAGAGTTGTCAACGTAGAACTTTGTAGCAGCCTGTAGATCATCTGATCCGTTTGGACTACCTTGACCTGCAAGACTGCCCGGGTGATCTTGCAAAAACAGTGGACCGTCCATGCGATCACCCTGTCTACGAACTACACTCTTACGCGGCATTGCTTCATTGCTGACCCAGTCGCCTTCTAACGTATCGTCGTAGTTTGCATCAACAATGGTTTCAACGCCCCTCGAACCACTCGGAACTTCTGGGTCGTTTACAATAATTCTAGCAATACCAGCTTTGGCATCTTCAGGTGTTTCGTGTAAACTTAATCTATTTTTATCAACATATCGCAAATAGTATGTGTCGCCTTCAGTCAATCCTGTAGCAGGAGTGCTGCCAGTTATAAAGTACTTGTAAGCAATACCATTTGAACCGGTGTTAAAACCGTGATTTTCAATAACTGCATAACCGCTTGACCATAGGTCTATTAGAATGGTGTATTCTGATGCATCGTCTGGCTCGTCTCTTACACGGATCTGACTGCCCGATCCCGGGCCGCCGCTGGCCTGCAAATAGCGTTGATCAGCATAACCTTGGGTAATAGCTAGGTTGTCAGCAGTAATATCAGTGTCGTGTAGATCATTAAACAGTGCTGCAACTTCGTCGCTGGGATTTGCTAAGTTACCAATAGAAAAGTTTTGTGCATTTAAATGTCCACCTAGTTGTGGTTTGATGTCAGTACCAACTTTTCCGCCTGTGCTGATAATACGTATTTCGTTTTCGTCTGTATGATCGATCTCAATACCTTCGCCGCCTACCAGACTTTTTGCCACTAGTGCATTAGCGTCTGCATTTGAAATAACAACTTTGTCAGCGTCACTTGCTTCTCCGCCTGGTCCAGTTTCATCCCTAGGAATACCGTTGGGAAAGTTCTCAGGTGTGTCGTCTAGGTCTTTAAAACTGATAGTATCGCCGTCGCCAAACACGGCAAACAACTGAATAAAGTTTTCGTTAACTTTACGGAACGATTCACGTATACTGTCACCAGTACCGTCATTACCTTGTACACCTATATCGACATTTTGTCTTGCCATTATTCTACTCCGAGATCGTCATGAAAGCTATCTGCTACTGAAAAACTACTTCCGCAGCCGCAGCTAGTTTCTGCATTAGGGTTTACAATAGTAAAACTAGAACCCATTAAATCATCTTTATAATCGATAGTTGCTGCTGACAAGTAGTTCATACTCATAGCATCCACTAATACTTTAATATTTTCTTTTTCAATGACAAAATCGTCATCGTTTGCTGTTTCGTCAAAGGTAAAACCATAACTCATACCCGAGCATCCTCCACCTTGAACAAATACACGTAGTTTTAGGTTTGGATTATTCTCTTCAGCAAAAAGATCTTGGATCTTTGTAACACACGAGTCGGTAAGATTGATCATTTATATTCCTTTTTTATATTTAGCATATGTTTTTGTAACCTTAATGTAAATACAAGATGTACCTTGGAAAAGAATATATCAAAACAAAATTTACTAGGCTTAGTAAACTGGGCGTTGAACACGAACACATACGAACCAAAACTATGATAGTTTTTAGATGTGATAACTGCAAAGAAATATTTCAAAGAGACCGGGGTAGTATAAGTCCAAAACGCCTTAGTAATAACTATTTTCATTGTTGCAGTCATTGCGACAGCAAACGATTTGCTCAGAAGAAAGGTGCTGAGCGCAGGACCATTTGGGATAGGCCAGCAAGTAGCCTAGATGACATCAGCCAGTTATAAATACTTCACTAAGGAGGACATTTAAATGTTCAATAAAATTAAAGAAATTTTCTTCGGTAAACCAGTTGTTGCAGAAGCACCGTATAAAGTAGAAACACCACCTGTAGTTGAAGTTGCAGTAGTTGAATCGCCTGTTACAGTATTGATTGCAGAGGGTGCCGGTAAAGTTGAAGTTTCTACAGCAGAAGTTAAAAAGACAGCCGTAAAAAAAGCGGCCCCGATTAAGACGGCCGCTAAAGCTAAGACACCTAGATCAAAGAAGACTTAATCTTTTAGCTTGCTCATGCAGGCTAAAGCTAGCAATGTTCTTGCCTTTGCTCTCACACATAATATCGTGTGTGCCTAAAAAGCTCAGCGCCCATTCATTTACTGCTGTATTCCAGTAGAAGTTTGAGTGTGCTCTGAGCTTTTGCTTTTTGTGACCAGCTTCGAGTAACTGTGTATAATCGGGCAGAGTATTAGTAGAGTGATCCGGTAACCATTCTTCTCGACTGACAGAATAGTGCATAGTAGGTCGCACTCCACGCCAACTGTCGATTACACGCGAAACTCTATCGTCGGAGGGCTGAATGTAGTCTCCTGTACGTACCCAGTGATGGTGTATATCAAGCACGAGGGCACAGTGCTTTTGTAATTCAAGACTGTCTTCGATTCCCCACGCATTTTCGTCGTTTTCGATTGTGATAACATTTCTTGCTTCGGGGGTAAGTCGTCCGAGTACATCTTTAATGCCTTGGGGACCTTTTCGACCCGAGATGTGTACGTTGACTTTAAAGTCCTGGAACGACTTACCGTATCCCATCCAGCGAACCATATCGACATGATATTCAAACTCCTCAATACTACGGTTTACAATATCATCTGACTCACTTGCCAGCACAGTAAACTGACCGGGATGCATACTAAGCCTAACACCCCTCTCGCGAGCCAAATCTCCCACAGCTCTAAATGCTCCTTCGCAATATTGTCTGGTAGCGGGAAGCCGCCAAAACCAGCTCCAATCCTGCTGAGTATACACAGGCAAGATATCGCTGCCAAGTCGTACCATTCTAAGATTTTCATCAAGTGTTCCCACCTTTTCAACAAGTTTGCGAATACTCTCAATATTACCCGTCATTAGGTCATGAAGTTTTTCTACCGCAACGTCTTGTGTCTGTCTATTTAACCAGGCAACAGTTGTACTGCCTGTATTATATTTTTTAGCATCATCTTTGGGTTTAATGCCGTGAACTTGATCGGGATGATCGATCCACTTACAGGCAAAGCCGATTTTCTTAGTCATATACGCAATCAATAAAAATAGACATAGTATATTATAACACTATGTCCATTTAAGGTCAACTAGTTGATTACCAATGTCGAATAGTATTGGCAATGATAAAACAGCAGGTAATGATATGTATTAGTACCCAGAATGTTTTAAAGAACAAAGCCCAACGGGCTTCTTTTAGTGTGAGGATAGGAACATCTGGACGATCGTCGTCGGTGTTTCCCATAAGGTGCCCGGTTGCCCGGGCCCATACTCGTTCTACAGTGTTCATGCAAACAAGTCTTCATTCCATTCACGATGACCTTCACGATATGCCATATTGCTCTGTGTTTCGCGTACTTCTACACGATAGCACCAAAGACGTTTGCTCTCGCCATCACCCCACATGTCGGGAATGTAAACACCGTTGACATATTTGTACAGTTGATCTGCTAAACCTTCGCACCCGAGTTTGGGCAGTATAGTCAGCTTGGCTAGCTTGCGGCGTTCCATTTCTTTGTAAAACGCCAACTCGGGATCATCTTCTGCTACTAGCAGTGTATGATCAAACTGACTTTCTAAAATACCTTTGAGTTCCTTTAAGCCACCGTAGTCAGCAGCCCAGTTACGAGCGTCTAAGTTGTTAGTGCCGAAGTAGAACTTCATGTTAAAACTGTAACCGTGAATTAGATTACAGTGACTATCAGCTCGCCATTGCCTGTAGGCGCATGGGAATGAGTCGTGATATTCTTTTGTGCTTGTGTACTTATATTGTACGGGTTGAAGATTTGCCATCTCTAGTCTCCTTTATTAAGGTAGCAAGTTTGACGACATGCAGAGTTTATATAGCGGGATGAATGACGTTAAAGTCCGCTGTAAGTACTTATCTCAAGCTACCTTGAGCAAAATAATTTCTTCATTAAGTCGACCGTTCATTTTAGTGTCGGTCGCATTAATATCGTCTAAGAATTTACGCAGTGCAATCTTACCAGAGGCTTTAAACTCTTTGAGTTTTTCTTCCGGCTTACGCAATGTTTTGCAAATACTCTTGTTTTCGTCAAAGCCTGTAATGCTAGTACCTTTAACACCAAGTGTATTAAACTCGGCTGCTACGTACTTGCCAAGTTTACGACTTTTTGTATTGTAAACCCATAGTTCGCCTGCTCCGATAATGTCAACAGGATTGATACTAACAAGTTTTAACGGCTCGTTAGTCTTCATGTACTTGAGTTTTCCAATAATCTTTTCAGCAGGTACAGCTTTCTTAGCACGTGGCTTTTTGTTAACTTTGGCTTCTTGTGCCAACATGTCGCAGGCATTCTTAATCTCAGTTAAAAACGCAATGAATGATTTGATTTGTTTTTTAGTACGATGACTGTAACCTTCTATCAACTGTACATCTTTAGTGCCGCTTGCTAGTTCTTCCAACTCCGCTAAATCTCTAGAGTAAAAGTCTTTGATAATGCGAGCATGAGCGGCTTTTGCCTGTCGACCTTTTAGTAGATTAAGTACTTTAAATGCTTTTGGATCAAAGTTTTCTGGATCGGCTTGGAATGACTCGTATGCAGTTTCAAGTTCTTCAGTCATACCCAATGCAACTTCACGCAGACGTTCTTGAATGCTAGGAGTGTAAACATCTTTCTTTGCGGCTTCTTTTTCTGCGGCAAGTGCTTCTGGATCGATATCGTTTTTACCCTCGGCAATAACTTTAACAATCTCTGCTCGCAACCAAGCGGCTGTATCACGGCCGTTGTTAAAATCAGCACGTAGTGGAGTCATACCGCGATTCAGACAGCAGGCAACCGCACCCATTGTAGTACCAACACGAGCATCTTTAACTTTTTTGAATGCTGTAATGTCTGCTCGAGTACATCCAACTGACTCCATCCATTTGACAACAGCAGGCTTGTAAGTTTTAATATCAGACTCTAAACGGTAGTAATCCATAGAGCGTTTAAAATGACGATGGAAGGTGTCTGCGTCCCAAGTTTCGCAACCATCCCAAACTGGGCTATGATCTTTAACTGCACGGGTACGATGAGCAATAACTTGCTGTTTGGTTACTCGGGTCTTTTTAACTGTTTCTTTTGTAGCCATTTTTCGCTCCTGTGTGCTTAACAATATGTATATTATACAATCATTGACCTAACTTGTCAACGACTTTTTCGCCAAAAGAAAACCTACCTGTTTGGCTATGCCAAAGTGAGGTAGGCCGTGTTATTACTTATTTCTTCTTGGCATCTGCTGGTGCAGTTTCCGCTGGCTTTTCAACCTTTGGCATAACTTTGGCGGGCTTTTTGCACTCGGTCTTTTCAGCATTGGCTTTGTCTTTACAGTCAATCTTTGCTGATTTTGGTACTCGTACTTCTACAGTTTTACCGTTAGTTGTAACGTTTTTAGTTTCTTCTTTGGCTTGTACAGGAATCGCAAGAAACAATGCTAAACCCGCAACAAAAATGATATTCTTCATGTTTATCTCCTATATAACTATTTATCGTTGATAGCAGGTACGTTCACGAAGAATAGTACCGTCGTATTGTTGAACTTCTTTCCAAGAACTACATACAGTTTGTTGTTGTAGAAAGACAGGCTGTTGTTCTATTACAACAGGTTGAGGAGTTGGGCGTGTTAGTATATAAGTAAAAACGCCGCCCATGATAGCAGGAGCTACCCAGTTGTTGGCATTGCCGTGCCAGTGATGATTTCTGTGGCCGTGCCCATGATGCTGTGCCATAGCAGGAACACAAATCATCAACATTAGAGCTAACATAAACTTTTTCATACCGAACTCCTAAACTAATATTTATTCTAGAAGTTTGGGGGTAACATCCCAAACTTCTAAGTACTTTGCCATTGCTCGTTGTCTAGCTAGCCATAATCTAAACTTCACATAGTCTGATAGTTCATCATCTTCAACTAACTTACCAAACTCTACACTTCGTCGATTACGACCAAAAGTGACCTCATCGTCTATTATGAGGTCACTGTCTTCTAGGTCAAATTTACTTTGCTGGAGTAGCGGCTTTTGCGTCTGCTTTAGGTGCGTCTTTCTTAGCACTGTCACTTTTTGCAGGCTTCTTTTCGTCCTTCTTAACTTCGGCCTTGGCTGGTGCTGGAGCACTTGCTGTTGCGGCTGGAGCGGCAGCTTTTGGTTCTTCTTTCTTAGCAGGTGCTTGTGCAAATGCTGATACTGCGAATACGGTAGCGAGGATTGCGATTACTGATTTCATTTTAAAGTTTCCTTTTGGTTAATGTAGAAATTTATATCCCTACATATATATAACGCTTTAGCAGACAGGTTAGTTGACACAGTTTGGCGATACTGGTCTCTTTGTACAATAATCACATTCTTTATCGCCACATTTCTCCTCTAGCCATTTATTACAGACGTCACAATAGAAACAATCATTCTCATCCGAATATGATTTTTTAGTTCCACAATCGCAATAGTTTGGATTTAGGTCCATAGACTGCCGCGAGCTTTGATCAAACGAATCATCATAGCTTCATCTTCTTTTTCATAATCAGCTTCAATCTTTTGAAGTAGCTTGTGAGCTTTGTCACTGGCCTTTTTAAGTGCAGGATCCTTAGGGGTACTGAAACTTAACTTACCACCGTTGGCTAGACGCTGTGCTTCACAAGACGCAGTCCAACCGCTTGCATCATATGGGTCGGGACGATTTGGATGTACAGTAGTCCACCATAGGTACAACTCTTTGATCTCTTTCGCACGAAGTGCTTGTCCAGTCGGCTTGCCGTGATTAGGATCAGTTTCGTCCACACCCCAGTCTGATCCCATCGTTAGTGTCATTGCCCAATCAAGATGATCGATACCTGCTTGAGGGCAACGCCAAGTACGCCAACGGAACCAACCAGAAGCCCAAAAGGGAGGATCATACTTTGCGCGAGCTTCCTTATCTCCCCAAGCGATGTGCGACCATGCGGATTCGATTTCGACGAAATCAACCAACTCATTAAATAGGCATGGCAGGAACCGATTCCCAACATCACACCAAGCACCAGGCTTGATATCACGAGCATGAGCGGTAAGAGAGTGAGTACGAGTAACCCAGCGGTTATTGATGTAATACTTAACATCGTAGATCTTTCTAACGGGCCAAGTTACAAAATCCTGGATGTAGCCTAGGCCTTCTTCAGCTAACCAGTAACGAAAGTTGTGCTTCATCTGAGCCGCAGTGGTCCAGTCGTCCCATTCCTCGCTGGTTCCCGCACTCAATTTCTTAGTGCCGCGAAGCCAGTCTGCAAAAGGAGTACAACTCCAGTAGCGTGTGTGTTGTGCCATTATACTTTCTCGTATGTTTGTGCGAATATATCTCGTTTAACTACACCGTAGTCGTTTTCACCGTGGCGAACAATAACGTCTTCGCCTGGATTATAGTGTAACTTCTCACCCCAGCTTGTGTCAACTGATCCGGGGTGATCTGCCAACTTGGCAAACTTGACGATCTTCTTTGGTGTGCAAATACCGTTGCCCAAATCATCTTTAAGGTCGTTAAACTTTTCTGGGCTAATGGGATATTGCTCGCCCTTTGGGCCAGTCATGATATAGAATCCTTTTGGATACTTAACTGGACCTTCGAGAGTGTCAATAGTGCCAGGCTCGTCAGCTATCTCATAACGTTCTTTGGCAGGACGTTTGTAGGTTTTGAATCCACCGTCCTTAAACCAATCGTCAGTGACACGCAGGCCTTCTACGATGTTAATAAACTCACGGATCATTTACGATCTCCAAACAGTTGTAACAGGTTAATGAACAAGTTGATAAAGTTGAGGTACAGAGTTAGCGCACCACGGATTTCAGCAATGCCATTATTTTCCATTGACACTTCTTGTCGGATTTGTTGTGTGTCATAGGCAGTCAATCCCAAGAAGATAATGATAGCCAATGCTGAGATTACTTGTCCAAAGAAGCTGTTATCAATAACTCCCGGCCAAAATCCTGCCATAACAATATTAATGATACTAGCAACAATGATTGCAATCAAACCAACAAAGCAAAACTGTCCTATGCTAGTCAGATCCTTTTTAGTGAAATAACCATATCCACTTAGTACGCCAAATAAAACTGCGGCACCCATAAATGCGTTTACAATACTGCCCATAGTAAATACGGCAAAGATAGTAGCAAAGCTCAATCCCATTAATGCCGCAAACCCATGTAGACAAAGTTGTGCCATTCCCTTAGTTGGACTAGCATTAAGTAAAATGCTAACGCCAAAGATTGCCACTAGCGGAGAAAAGATTACAATCCATTTCATTACGCCTGTAAAAAAGAATGCCAATAACTCTGGACTAGAGCCCACAAAGTAACTGACAATCATTGAGGTAATAACAGCAAGACTCATGTGTCCATAGACTCGACCCATTGCTGAGTTGACCTGTTCAGCGGTTCTGTAACTATTTTCGTAAGTTGTTTCGTACATAAATTTCTCCTTATCCTTTATTTAATACGATTTTAAATCGTTGTTCAAAAGCCGGTGCTAGACAGCTATATGTTTGTTGTGTAAATGTGTTAGTATAGTAGACCCAAGTTTGGCCATCAATGTCTCTAATGTCATCTACATAAAATTCAGTCCTGTTATCCCCTGCCCATAGTTGGTGTCTTTCTATGTTCATCTTAATGCATCCATTGTTAGTTCTTTGCCGTAAACGTGAGCTACGGGTTTAAGCCATCCGTTGTTAATACATTCTGAAATAATCATTTTATACTCTCTAGGGCACAGTTGATTGATTTCAAATCCAGCCCTAGGGCATATCATTATACCGTCCTGAAGCATAAACTTACTGTCGCCTTGTTTCACTGTTCGTATGTTAGATTTAGATCTTGTAATAATCATTAAATTTTCTCTCCTACTTCAAATCCTCTAAATCCTTTGAACCGAGGAAATCGCAAACTGTATGTACCGTCTTGATTCTGTGTTACAGCATCTGCTCTAACTTCAACAATATTTCCGCCAAGACTGTCACGGCTGCTCCAAAAACTATCGCGATCAATATCACTAAAGCCAGACCCAACGTTGACTCTGATTGATTTTCCATCATCTTCTCCTTCGCATACTAGCGCACCGAGTTTACCTACATTTTTACCTGTACCTTCTTCCACTGCAACTACTGCTAGACTAACTTCGATGAACGGTTTCAACTTCAACCATGCCACGCTACGTTTACATTTGTAACCAGCACCGGCATCTTTCAACATAATGCCTTCGTAACCACCGGCGATGGCCTTTGCATTGATTTCTCTAAAACGTCTATAGCCATCAGTAGTTTCAAGATCAACAGTTTCTTGTGCCACAACTGTTACGTTAGGCAGTGTAGTTTCGTTGGCTGCAAACCACGTCTTCAACCATTCACTACGCTTTTCTTGTGTAGTAGCACTTTCACCTTGTTCAAACTCTCTTAATGGTAGTGCATCAAACAAGTTTAGCACAGCATCGTTAGCTGTTGCACTACTCTTACGATGGATCTGTTTCATCAAGTCTTGAAACGAGCCACTCATAATCTCACCGTCGAGCACCATAGGCTCAGTAAAACCAGATGCTACATTAGCTAACTGTGCTTTAACGTGGGGAAAGTTTACAAGTTCCTTGCCATTGCGGCTGAACTGATCCACCTGTCCATTAGGGTACACAATAGTGATAACGCGAACTCCGTCAAGTTTAACTTCAATGATCTTTTTACCAGTGACCTTGCCTTCATGATTGGCACTGTCATGCGCCAGTTGGCAACTAAACACTGGAATAGCATATTGCGGATATTTCTTTTCGCATACTCGATTCACAGTACCTTCGGTAAATCCAGCTCGCATATCTTTAATCAGTATGCGACGATACCATCTATTCCATTCTGCTTTGGTTGCTTTCTTACTCAGCGTGGTAACAACATCACGGGCGTCATTACCGGTGAGGTCACGATTGCGTAGACGCAAAGCAACAGCATTAAAACTAGCCCAATCGAGCCCAGGACCATCTTCATCTTCTTTCTCCGGAATTTGTTTAAGGCCAAAAGTGACCATTGCATTGTAGGCAAGATTAAGACCTTCAAAAAACACAGTATTGCCTGCTTCAGCCTGTGCTAAAATGATAGCTTCTTTGTCCAATCGGCTATTATGATCTTCGAGGGTTGAGATTACATTTTGGCAGGGATCAAACATGTTAGACCTTTTCTATAACTTAATATAGTTATTATACAGTCTAGTTATCAGTATGTCAAGTGATTTGTAGTCTTGAATGGCTTACCGTAGTAGGCATTTTCCAATTGAGTCATAATCTTGTGTTTCATTTGGCGTACTTTAGGGTGGGTATGATCATAATCAAATGACTTCATAAAACGTCCCCAACCGTTCGGGCGGACTCGTTTTGAAACTTTTGAATCTAGATATTCTCGTATGGCTTTTGGATCAAACCCAAATTTATCAATCATGTCCTGCGCTAGGTTAAATGAGTGTGCGCCCATTTCATCTCTGTGTCCGTAGTACTCTTGCCATGCACGATCTTTAGCATAGTAGGCTGTGCTTTCGAATCCCGGAATATCTTTGAAGTTTCTAGCACGGTATTGTCGTGTATGTATAACTTCGTGTAAGATAGTATCTGCAAAGAGTGTGCAAATTCGTTCCCAACGATATAAACTAGTTTTCATAGTTTTGGTATCTGTTGGAAATGCCAGTTCTACTTCTATGAAACGCTTCTTGCCAGCTTTATCAAGGTCACTATAATATGCGCCGCCTATCCAAACCTGGCCCGGTGTAACCGGTTTGTGTCTGTAACTGACAACTTTGATTGGAAGATGGGTTTTAATATGCTTACTTATTTGACGAATAATTTCGCCAATGGGTAGGCGTCTATCTACAATTTCAGGTTTAAGACTGTAGAGCATAGAGTACAAAGTATTGCGATCTAATAAAGACCAGTTAAAAGCCTGGCGGGCCATAGTACACTCCTAGACATTACTATTTATAGTGTACTATGGATTTCAGTTATGTATGTACTTTATGGGCGTTTATCAATAACTTTGTCAGCCAAACCGTATGCTACTGCGTCTGTTGCACTCAAAAACGTATCAAATTTCATAGCTTCGTATAACTGAGCATAGGTTTTACCGGCAGTATTGTGTCTAACATACAGTTCGGTTAAGCGTTCGTTGATACGTTTAGATTCTTCAAAGCTGCGTCGAGCATCTTCAAACTCAAGTTCTTGTACGTGAACTGAGCCGCGTGTACCAGGAGTGCCAGAACTAACACGATGGATCATTGTACGAGCTTCTGGCAGCACATATCGCTTACCTGGCGCACCCGCTTGTGCTAGGAATGATCCCATGCTAGCAGCCTGCCCCATAACATAGGTTGCTACATCAGGTTTGATAAACTGCATAGTATCGTATATAGCTAGCCCGGCAGTGACACTGCCACCTGGGCTGTTAATGAAGAACGTAATATCTTCATTACCCTGGCTTTCTAAAAATAGCAACTGTGCCACAAGAATACTTGAGCTGTGCTCGTCAACTTCACTGTCAAGCATGACAATGCGATCTTTAAGTAGTCGACTATAGATATCATAAGCACGTTCTCCACGTGCTTCTGTTTCTATGACTGTGGGTATTAAGCGTGGCATTATTGATAATCCTTATCTAAGGTCACGTTGGTTAAACTGGCAACTGTTTGAAACTTTTCCCAGGCCATCTTTGCCGCTGGATTATTTTCTAATTCTTCAGTTGGAAGAACTGTTTCTAACCAGAATTCTGGTCTGCGTCTTGGATGAGCTCCAAACTGTCGAGGCTGATGTATTTTACCGTCTGTGTAAAGCATGGTACTCACACTGCGGAACTTGTCCTCGTCGTCTTTACTGTGGAAGTCGTAGTTGCTCCACTCGGGATTACTTGCACCACCTAGACAATATCCTGTCCAAATACCCTTCCACTGGTCGTCATCACGTGGGTCGAAATTTGTACGAGTAATCAATACCAATACATCTTCCATGTCCACACGGCCTTCTACAATGTCCAAAATGCAACGACTATAGCTTAATCCGATTTTCATTTTTATCTACCTTGTTTAATATTTCGAACCAATGGGCCTTCAGAGGTAAAACTCAAGCGACCCATCTTGCCTTCATAAATTTTACCAGTCCACCGCAGTTCTAACTTTAACTGTTTGTCAATACTGACTGCAAGATGATCGTGCTCTCGAAAACTCAAAAGATCAGCAACCATTTTGCGGCCGTTATCTTCACATAGCACTTCGCAAGTGTCTTCAACATATTGTCTCATGATAATGTAAACCTTACTTGTTTAATACTGTCCCATCGGAAACTTTTCCAAGCCTTAGCTTCGAGATCATACACTGGCATAACATCCTCGTTAACTTTACGTTCTTTCTTAACAACATCTAAATCAATGGCGGGTGTCTCCTGAAGGATTTTAGGAACAAGTGATGGATTAGTTGTACATTCCATCACTCGTTCTGTTCCATCTTTCTTTGTAAAGATCACCGTAGTAGGGCCGTAAGCCAAGTGGCTTTTTAACCACTTCTTAAAGATTACAACGTCTTTTTCACTTAAGGTTGTCATTATGCAACTCCAGTTTGCGTTTGAGCTCTGCATTCTCCGTTTGGAGTTTTTCTATATGACTAGCCAGTTCTTGCATTAGTTCGTATAGATTTTTAGCAGTGGCTCTAGTTATATCTACAATGTTGATCTCTTGTTCCATTCAAATCTCCAAAATCTTAGTAGGATCCCATCCTGTTTGCTCGCTGTAACCGTCGTTTTCATAACCACGAGGGTTACATACCACACGGGTTTCACCAATGACATAGTCAAACGGATGATGCGTATGTCCGTGTGTCCACAGTTTAATCTGCGGATGATCCATAATGAACTCACTCAAGTCACTATGGTATCCACCATTCATCAAAGTTTCATGAGCATAGCTTGGATGACAACTTTTGAAACTAGGACTGTGATGTCCAACTACAACGCATTTCTTATTCCTATGTACATGTACAATGTGTTCAATGTAGGCAAGAGTCTTATCGTGCCTGATAGCAACATCTAATGGACTCATACAAGCATAGTTTCTAGCATCGTTACGAATGATACGGAAGTCGTTCATCATGTCTTTAATGGCATGCATAGTAAGCGGATCACGCTTGTTCATGTTGGTCCAAAGTGTTCCACCAACAAACACAACATCGTCGATAATCTTCATGTCTTGCTCTAACATATACACGTTAGGGTACTTAGCGCACTCGTTACGCATATAATCAATACCAGCATAAAACTTGCCATTGTAAAATTCATGATTGCCCATAATGTAGATTACATGCGGGAACTGAAAACTACAACGCTTGAAGAAATCACGGAAACGAGTAACTCTCTGCATCTTACGACTAAGGTCTGCTAAAGCGCCATTGCTGTAAGGATTGAAGTCTGCGGCATGATGGTCGTGCAGATCCTGTGCGATCATAATGTCGCCACCGAGGATCAGCACGTCTGCTCCTTCGTTGTTATTGATATTGATGTCAGAGAACTCTAAGTGGAGGTCACTAACTAATTTGATCTTCATTTTATTCTTTCTCAAAAGGCCAAGCCGCATCCTTGTTTTCTACTACAAACCTCTGTGCATCTTCTTTTGTAATACGTCCAGCTTCAACTTCTGTCAAAGTATAACGTAACGCTTCTTCGACAAATGCATTAAAAGTCATGTCACGTTCGTGTGCCATCTTCATGTATTGTAACAGTTCTTCGTCTGAAAAGTCAACCGGAACTGACACCCGAGTGTCGTAATCATCACCATCTTTGATAGCCAAACACTTTTGGATAAAGTCGTCGTCTACTTCTAGATCAATATAATCAACATCGTCCCATGCTTGGTTCATATTAACATCACGGTTCTTTGCTTCCTTCTCATGTTTCTTGACATAGTCGGGATTGATCATACGATAAGCACGATCGTTGGTATAGTCACATACTTCTACACTATAGACCTTATGGCTCTTGGTGCTAAACACAATATTAAAACTATATCCGCCCTTGCCGTGAACACCATTCCAGCTACTTAGCTGATAGCTATTTGGTCCAAAGCAACTCCAACCATAACTATCACCCTCGGTAATTTTATAGTCAACCAATTCCATCCATTCTTTCATCGTAATCATTGTTCATTTCCTTCTTTAAGTATTTGTTTCATTTCCCATTCTTCATCCCGTTTTTTACGTTCTAGCTCACGTGCTTCTTCGCAAGGTGTGCAGTAAGTATGAATCCAGCCACCACCTCGACTTTCGCCGGGATTACCACACGATTCGCAAGTGACTCCAGTCATGCTTTCAGCTAGGCTAACCATACCGCTGATGTAATCATCACCACCGCTATAATAAAAACGTAGTGTACCAAACTTTTCTTTAACTTGGTCCAGTGTTACTTGCGGGATAGATTCTGGCACTTCCCGAAAGTCTCCGGCAACAATTTCTGCTAGTCGTTTTTCTTTGTATTCATCATTGGGTTGGGCCTTTGTAGTTTCTTCAAACAAATCAAAGTTACCAGCTTTGGCTTGTGCAGCCATTTCGTTGTAATCAATAGCCCACTTGCGCTGTTTCTCTTTCCAGTCAATGTGATGTTGAATATTACCCATAAGTTGATTAAGGATATTGAACCAGCCATCGCCACAATCAAATCCCCAACACATTGCAGTTTCCTGCATGTTCTTGTTGCGGTTCACCATCATCTTTGGATACTTCTTGCACAGCAGTTCGTCTAGTTCTTTTTTCATAGTTTTTCTCCGCAATGTGGACACAGTCGAGTATTGGCATTACGCATTTCTTTCAGTGTCTTGTTTAGTTTACGAGCATCTACTACAATGCGTTTGATAGCCTGTTTATCACGCTCATGTTTGGCCTTGGTCAATTCTTGTTTAAGGTGTAGCTTCATTTTATTCAGCCTACCTTCAAAGATTTCAATAAAGCCCGTTATACCAGGACTAGAGTTTGCAGGTGTGCTACTCATTATTCGTCCTCTGTTACAACAAAATG